CCTGATGTAGGCAATAAAGTTCTTATAATGTTCATTAATGGTGATCAAGCCCGTGGTATTTGGATAGGAGTTTTATATGATAATTTTATGAACTTTAATGTTCCAGGTCTTGCGGCATATGATGAGCATGATTCTCCTGATACAGTACATGAATTTCAAAATGTATCTGAGTATAATAAGTTTGATAAAGGGATTACTAACCCGCTACTTCCGTCTCTTCGTCCTTGGCATAAAAGGCAATATGACAGAATGAGTCAAACAGCACAGCACGAAGATCCGTATCGAGGATGGACTACTAGTTCTGCACAACGAGAAACACCTGCTAATGTATATGGCATGAGTACTCCTGGTCCAATAGACCCAGATGCAATAGATGTAGAAAAAACATTTAAAAGAGCCGGCGGCCATACATTTGTTATGGATGACGGTGATATCGAAGGTGAAAATAGACTTATTAGATTACGTACCAGAGGTGGTGCACAATTGTTGTTAAATGATACACATGGTTTTGTTTATATTTGTAATAAGATGGGTACTGCCTGGGTCGAATTAGATAGAAATGGTAATGTAGAAGTTTTTAGTAATAATACAATAAGTTTACGATCTAATGAAGATATTAATATGAGAGCAGATCGCGATTTTAATTTAGATATTGGTAGAGATTTAAACATTTATATGCCAAATGATTATAAAACAAATGAAGAGAAAAAAGATCAAGATGAACTAGGCTTGAAATTTCAGTATTCAAAGATTGCAGGATTAAAATCGCCACCTCCAGAGGGTTCGATTATTTTACATAATATAGAAGGTGAAGTGCATACTACAATTGACAAGGGATCTGTATATCATACAATGGGTGACGGTAATTATAATCATCGATTAGTAAATGGTAGTTATTATCGGCAAATTGTTAGTGGTGTGTTTAATGGCAGAACAGCAAGTAATCATTTTCAAAGAGTGGACGGCCGCTCCATGCTTCGCACAAAAGGTAATGCAGTAATATCGTCTGACTCGGTGTTATCCACAGATGGTAAAATCGGTGTTAAACATTTTTCTGGTGGTGAAATGAATATAAAGGCCGCCGATTCACTTAAAATGGGTGCCGGCCCGGAGATGCATTTTACAGCAGATGATCTGATTGCTGGCGATGCCGCGTTTGTGGAATGGAATGACGGAGTTGCGGTAGCGCCGACCGGCACAATTTGGATTGATCGGGTCAGCGGCGCAAATGAAGCGAAAAAACCAGAGTTACAAGAATTTGAAGATATGGTTAAGTATGACCCGAAGGAAGGCCCAGTAACAGATACTGTCAAACGCAGACTAACGCGATATCCTACAATGGAGCCATATGGTGGACTTCGGGGTAAGCCGGGTTGGGGTACTCTTTATCATATTGATGAAACAACAACAGGATTTTTTGAAGCCGTATCTGGCGTGGAAATTCCTGCAGATAAACTTGAAGTAAAAGAAAAGCCAGTTGAATATTCCATAGGAAAGGTTCAACCTCCCTATAGTCCAGAAATAGTTGAAGTACCCGAACCTGTTGATGGCACTCCAACTGCAAATGATGTCCCTGGGCAATATGTTGGTGTAGGATATGATGCTTTTGGTAATCCTGTATATGAGAAACGCGGCAACTCAACTGCTACTCCGCCAGCAGCTGCTGATTTATCAGGGAAGGGTGTGAATATAATAAAAGAATCTGAAGGATTAAATCTATCTGTTGATACAAATTCGCATACTAAGAAACAATCTATTGGGTACGGCCATATTCTTAATCCAGGTACTGTAGTTCAAAATACAGTGCGGGAAGTAGGAGAATCAGATACAGAAATTTTGGTAAATTCTACAGAAAATTACCCACCGTTTGCACATAAAGCAAAACTAGGAGTAAGCTCAGAGTGGATCTCTTGGACTAAGAAAACCCCTAATAAACTATTAGGTGTTAAACGAGGGTTGTATGGTAGCCGTCAACAGAAACATATAAAAGGTACACCACTTACATTTTACGGTGAAACATATCTTAATGGTATTACTCGGCCAGAAGCCGATGCATTGTTTGATAATGATATAACAAAAGCAATTGAAGCAGTTCGAAAACACATAAAATCACCTATTACAAAAAATCAATCTGATGCATTAATTAGTTTAGCTCATAGTTTGGGACCGGTTGCGTTTGCAAATTCTACAGTTGTTACTGCAATAAATCAAAAAAACTTTGCGAAGGCAACAACAGAATTTATGAGATATAATAGAGTAGCAAAAATTGTTCCTGTATATGAAAATGGCATAGTTTCAAAAGTTCCACAAACTGCCATAAATTCAGGCCTGACTGCACGTCGATTAAAAGAAGCAAAATTATTTTCAACACTAACTTAAAATTAGCCATATACTAATAACCCTTTATAAAGATTTCAGATAAATAATTAAAACGGTATATAAGAATGGCAGATTCCCCAACTTTTATTGGCTTTAGTACAGTAGATAAGAAAAAACCACCTTATACTTTGACTGATTTTGATTTAGTAAAAAGAGATTTATTAAATCATTTTAGTACAAGGAAAGGCGAAAGAATGATGCTTCCTACATTTGGAACTATAATATATGATTTATTAATGGAACCAATGGATACATCGACTAAAGAATTAATAATAGAGGATGCTACTCGGATTATTGAGGAAGAGCCTAGGATCAAATTGGAAACTATGAAATTATCGGAGTATAATCAGGTTATTTTGCTAGAAACACAAGTTACATATTTGCCAGATGGTATTACAGAAGAACTTGTTATACAATTTGATGTAGATTTACAGGAATAGATTAAATGGCACAAGCACAACGACAAAGTAATTTATTTGCCGCAGAAGATTTTAGAACGATTTATAGAACTTTTAATCAAATTAATTTTACTGCATATGACTTTGATACTATTAAGCAAGCAATGGTTGAATATCTGCAAGATAATTTTCCAGAAGATTTTAATGATTTTATCGAAAGTAGTGAATTTATTGCTATTGTTGAATTACTTGCATATATGGGGCAAACCATCGCATTTAGGCAAGATTTAAATGTTAGAGAAAACTTTTTAGACACAGCCGAACGCCAAGAAAGTATATTGCGTTTGGCAAATATGTTGAATTATACACCAAAAAGAAATATACCAGGAACTGGTATGTTGAAGTTTCATTCTATTAGAACTACAGAAGAAATATTTGATAGTAATGGTACAAATTTGACTAATAGGTCTATTGTATGGAATGATCCTAATAATACTGCGTTTTTAGAGCAGTTTATTTTAATATTAAATCAGGCTTTTATTACGCAAAATCCATTTGGCACTCCTGTTAAAAAAGGAACACTTAATAATATTCCAACTGAAGTTTATCATGTTGATGTAGTTGACAATTTTAAAGTTGTTCATCCGTTATCGGCAACAGTTAATGGAAGATCATATCCGTTTGAGATAGTAAATGCTATCTTTGATGATCAATTATATGTTAAAGAAGTAGCACCAAATCCAACAGATAATTTTGGTATTCTTTATTTAAATGATGGATTGGGTAACGGAAGTGCTAATACTGGCTTTTTTGGATATGCAAAACAAGGAACATTAGCATATCAAGATTTTGATGTAGCAACGCCATTGCCAAACAGAGAACTCGACATTGATGTGCCGGGTATTAATGAATTTGATGTTTGGGTGCAAACGATTAATAGCACCGGACAAGTTTTACATAATTGGGAAAAAGTGCCTGCTATCTCTGGTACTAATGTTGTTTATAATAATATAATAGAAGGCACAAGAAAAATATTTAAAGTTAATAGTCATGCGAATGATACTATTTCTGTACGATTTTCTGATGGTAATTTTGGTGATATTCCGTATGGTATTATACGTGTATGGTATAGAAGTAGCGCCAATAGTAATGCAGTTATAAAATCAGAGGATGTTGGTTTACAAACAATTCGACTTTCATATGTTGATGCAACTGGTGCAACACAAGTATTATCAATTGTTTTGCAGTTAGTAACAAATATAGGCAATAGTTTGGAATCAGAGCCTATTAGTGTTATTAAGGAAAACGCATCTCGAACTTTTTATACACAAGATCGAATGATTACTGGTGAGGATTATAATATCTACCCAATGTTTAAGAATTCGGGTATTCTTAAAATGAAAGCAATCAATCGTACGCATTCAGGGCATAGCAGAAATATTGATATAAACGATCCAACTGGCACAGTACAAAATTTAAATGTATTTGCTGATGATGGTATGCTATATAAAGATGAGCAAAATGCTGAATTAACATTTAGTTTAACAGCATCGTTAACTTCCAATAGCATAATTCAGCGGTATTTACAACCCCAATTAAGTTTAGATGAATTAACAAATTTTTATTATGATACATATAGAAAGGAAATACAGCGTATTGATGGTGTATCGGCATGGAAACTTACAACAACTGAGCAATTGCAATGGGTAACATTGCCTCAGGCTAAATTACATAATAAAGGTTATTTTGTATTAAATGATACTACTTTTAGTTTTAGTAATTCGATGGCTATAGGTTCTATAGCTAGTGGTAAACGTGCGTATTTAATAGAAAAATGTTTGCTAGAATTTACTGATTCAACCGGAACTATTACCGAATATGCTACTATAGAAAATGTTATTAATAATGGTGACCCAACTGGCCGTACAGCAGGTCCGATAGAATTAAATAAGGAAATACCACATGGTTATATATTAACAAAGTTTTTCCCAACATTTAGACGTATATTTAATCAAGTTGAAAAAGTTGGTATTACTGCACAACTTGATTTAAAAAATACATTTGGTATAGGTTTTGATTATAAATCATCTTCTTTATATGTTATATCTCCGAACAATTTAGAGTTAACAAGTACTGCATATAGTCAGGCATTTGCACAGGATAATACAAGTGATAATAAAGATGCAAGTTGGATTATTAAAGCAGAATATCAAGCAGCCACTTCGGCTACAGATGCTACATACCTTATAACTACTCGCGGTTTAAGATATATTTTTGAAAGTGAGGAAGATGTACGATTTTATTTTAATAATGCATATAAAACAATTGATATTAAAACAGGGCAAGCAAAAAAAGATTTAGTTGCATTGTTAAAAGTAAATATTGATAAGAGAGCACAAATTGATAATGTAGCAGTAACTAATCCTGGTTCTGGATATCAAGCTGCACCCGTAGTAACTTTTAGTGCATCCGGCGAAGTTGAAGAAGCAACTGCAATATCATCCTTGTCATGGAATGTAATCGAAGGCGGCCTCGGTGGAGTTGGATACGTACCAGCTAATAATGCATTGACATATTTAGATAGTAATGTAGTTGATTCAAGCGGTAATCAAACTGAAATATCTATTAATAATAATGGTGTATTGGCTAGTAATGGGCGATCGATACAATTAAAAGCAAATCTTTCTACAAATGCAACAGCTACTATAATATTAGCAAATGATGCAGTGGGTGCTATTACAGTAACCGCCGGCGGCACACTTTATATTTTGTCGCCAACAGTAAATATATCTGCACCTGGTGGTTCGGGTACACAAGCAACTGCTACTGCTATTATATCACAAGCATTAACAGGTTTTACTTTTGGGTCGCCTGGTTATCACGGCGGTGGATATCAAAATATACCATCAGTATATATAGACCCGCCAGGTTATATAGGAAGTACTTGGACAGTTAATCATAATCTTAATCAGCAATATGTTAATTTTGAAATTATAGATGCAAATCATCAAGTGATGAGTACTGTTTATAATGCACCTACAGTAACTTATACAGATGCAAATAGTTTAACAATTGCATGGAATACCGCAACAACTGGTTATGTTAATATTATTAAATCACGATATGGTTTTAATACATTAATTCCGGCAAGCAATATTTGGACAATAGACCATACTTTAACAGGAACAGATGGGATAGTTAATATTGATATTGTTGATTCTACAAATGTGTCTTTACAAGGCAAAGAAAATCATCCAATAATCGAATATACATCAGAAACACAATGCCGTGTAATATTTCCTACTGGTGTTACGCAGTCGGGTTATGCTTTAGCACATAACAGTGCTGGTAATACTGGAGCAGTCGGTAATGGTTATTTACATACACAAACATCTTCGGCAACCACTTGGACCGTTTCACATAATTTAGGTATGAAGCATTGCCATGTTGATATCGCAGTTCTCGGCGCGCCGATAGATTCAAGTGCAGATTATACTGCGACAATATCGCCTACTTTGTATTATAATATTAAAGGATTATATGATTACCCAACGGTAACATTTGTTAATGAAAATACTTTAACAATTACATTTGCAACAGCAACAGCCGGTAAGGCTATTATTACATATGGTGAATTACATGGCAATCAAGTACAAGCAGTTGGTACGCCACATATGGAAGTTGGTGATGATATTACTGCACCTTCAAGTTGTCCGCCAGTAACAATTAATAGTG